GTCAATTCAGATTCATATGAATTTGGTATTGATAAGAAGCTTATTGCTTCTGTAATGGCCGGTAATACAAAATATTGGATTGCTCTTGATAAAACAACAACATATAAGGAATAAAATATGGCAAAGAAAACTGAAGAAGTGATTGACGAACCAGTTGACACTGAACAAGCTGTACCAGAAGCTCCTGCTCCTGAACCAGCTGGTTTACAACTAAGTGATATCGCTGCGGTAGTTAAAATTATAGATGTAGTTACTAAACGTGGTGCATTTAATGGTGATGAACTTGGCGATGTTGGTTCTGTAAGAAATCGTCTACAAGCATTTGTAGTTGCTTCTCAACCAGAACCAGAAGAAAAAAAGTAATGCGTTAATTATATTATGAGGTTCATTTGAAAGAGTTTTTATTTGTAGAAAAATATAGACCACAAACTATTGCTGAGTGTGTTCTCTCTAAATCATTAAAAGATACTTTCCAAAGTATTGTTGATGGTGGAGAATTACCCAACATGATGTTTACTGGTTCTGCTGGTGTAGGTAAGACTACAGTGGCCAGAGCATTATGTAATGAATTAAGTTTAGATTATATAATAATTAATGGGTCGGAAGATGGTAACATTGATACTCTTCGTGGTAGAATTAAACAATTCGCAAGTACAATATCATTACAGGGTGGATTTAAAGTAGTCATACTTGATGAAGCAGATTACTTAAATCCCCAATCTACTCAACCGGCACTCCGTGGATTCATTGAAGAGTTTTCTTCTAATTGCAGATTTATATTAACATGTAATTTTAAAAATCGTATTATAAACCCTATCCATTCGCGGTGTTCTATATACGAGTTTAACTTAGGAAATAAGAAAAAGATGGCTATGCAATTTATGCAAAGGCTTCGATTTATTCTTGATTCTGAAGGAATTAAATATGATAATGCAGTTGTTGCCGAACTGATTATGAAATATATACCAGACTGGAGACGTGTCATAAATGAATGTCAAAGGTATGGGATAAGTGGCACTATTGATACTGGAATTCTTGTTAGTCTATCTGAGTCAAGTATAAAAGTATTAATGGATAACTTAAAAAATAAAAACTTTAAGGATATGCGTAAATGGGTTAATGATAACATTGATGTAGAATCAACAAAGTTATTTAGAATGGTTTATGATAATATGATTGAGTATGTAATGCCTTCAAGCATTCCACAACTAGTACTCATTCTTGCAGACTATTCCTATAAGGATAGTTTTGTTGCTGATCATGAATTGAACGTAGTGGCATGTATGACAGAAATAATGTCACAAATTAAATTTAAATAGGAGACTTATGCAAGAACTAGTAAATTATTCAACAATAATTATTGCTTTAGCAATGGTTAATATTGTATGGCAATTAGAAAAGGCTAGTAGATTATTAAAAGATATGAGACTCATTTTAGCCGAGAATCTTGATGGACGAAAATGAAAAACGTGAATTTAGAAATGATTTAAAAGAATTTCTTCATGATGGTATAGTTAATATTTGTTTTGAAAAGAAAGATGGCACTGAACGTATTATGAATTGTACATTAGCATCTGAATTTATACCAGAAGATATGACTCCAAAAGGATTATCTGTTAAAGCCAGAAGTAAAAATGTCATGGCTGTATTTGATACAGATAATAATGGTTGGCGATCTTTTTTACTTGAAAATGTTAAATATGTCAAAACCTTCTAAACCAAATACTAAAAATGAAAATAAGGTCATTGACTTTTTTACTAGAAAGCCATATGACATAAACCATTTTAATAATCATGAAAGTTCAGGTATAGTATTAGCTGACTTTATTAATGGTGTAAAACCTGGCGGTTTGGTTATTGATGCTGGTTGTGGTATTAATCCATTTAAAGATAAGATTAAAAATCTTATAGGATTTGATATAGCTCCATACGAACAAGCAGACTTCCAAGCATCTTTCGATCAAGCACATCAAATATTTGGCAGAGACTTTGCTGATGTTATATTAGCTTTAGGTTCATGTAACTTTGGACCTGTTGAGGAGAATGTGTATTACTTAGATAAATTTTATTCATGGTTAAAAAAAGGTGGACTATGTATTGTAAGAGTTCATTTAAATAGAGCACCTATTCATATGGAAGAAGATACAGAATATGCTAATTGGACAATATCTAATGCTGATGATTGTGCATTCAAATGGTTCAAAGATAAATTTAAAGTATTAGATATGCATATCGAAACAATGATATCTATTAAAGATGGTACAACACCAGTTCAACTTGCGGTATGGGTATGGAAAAAATTATAATATTTATTATAAGTGTAAGTGCTGTAGTATTGCTATGGATTACTTATCTAAATTTAGACCAAATTATTAAAGGAATTTTTATTTCATGAGTCCATTTGAATTAATTAAATCAATATCCTTAACAAAAAAAGATATACTTGAAAATGAGAAAGATTATAATGCCTTTATGGTTAATCGTGGTTTATCTTATTTTCCAGATACTGTCTTATACGCTAACGAAATGAATAAGTTTCACCATCTCGACAACCGATTGCAATACTCATTTCTTATAAATATCATAAGGAAGCGTAATCGTTTCTCCAAGTGGAACAAATCTATTGAATCTGAAAATATCAATGCTATAAAAAGATATTATGGATATAGCAATGAAAAAGCTCGTGATGTACTTCCGCTTTTAAGTAATGAAAACCTTAATATAATAAAGGGGAAGATATTTCATGGTGGAACACAGAGACAAACTGGTTGACTGGAAACCAGATATGATGTTAGAAATTATATTAGCAGAACCAGATGATTTTCTCAAGATTAGAGAAACATTAACTCGAATGGGCGTAGCATCCAAACGAGATTCACAATTATTTCAATCATGTCACATCCTTCATAAGCAAGGAAGATATTTTATAACTCATTTTAAAGAGTTATTCTTATTAGATGGTAAACCATCTAACCTCACAGAAAATGACCTCCATAGACGAAACACAATTGTAACACTAATGTCTGATTGGGGATTACTAGAAACTGTAGCGCCAATAGGAGAAACTGCTCCTTTAAATCAAATTAAAATCATATCACATAAAGAAAAAGGTAATTGGGAATTATGTCCAAAATATAATATAGGTATTAAATAAATGAAGTGGTGGTAAAATAATTTAATATATTATGATTTTAGCATTGTTATTAGGAACTCTATATGGTCTTATAATTGGATTGATACCAGCTGCAGGAGCTACTACAGGTCTTATAATTTTATTTGGTTTAATGTCTTATTTTTCTGACCCATATCTTGGTGTCATTTTTTGTATGGCTGTAGTTGCAGCCTCAACTACCGGTGATACATACTCCGGAATCTTATTAGGTATCCCAGGCGCAAATTCTGCCGCAGCCACAATGGTTGATGGACATCCTTTAGCACAACAAGGTAAAGCAACCTATGCTCTTACCGCAGCTATAACCACCTCAACAGTCAATGGTCTCCTATGGGGAACACTAACATTTGCTTTACTCCCTTGGTATACAAAACTTATGATGATCTTTGGTATACCAGAAATGTGGGCATTTGTTATGTTGGCTCTTGTTTGTGTAGGATTTGTTAGTAATAAATTTTGGATAAGAAGTTTAATTGCAATAGGTATAGGATTGTTCTTAGGAATGATAGGCACTAACCCTGTAACAAATGCTGATAGGTGGACATTCGGTTGGGAGTATCTAGGAGCTGGTATTCAAATTATGCCAATGGTTGCTGGTTTATTTGCTTTCCCTGAAATATTAGATGGTTTAAAAAAGAGAGATGCAACCACTACAAAACATAATACTTCTGGACAAACCCTTGATGGTATTAAAGCTGTATGGAAATATAAATGGGATGCAATAAGAGGTGGAGCAATAGGTGCCTTCATTGGATTCCTTCCAGGACTTGGCGGGGCAATGGGAGATTGGATGGCGTATGGTTCAACCGTTGCTGCTAATCCTAAAGAAGAATTTGGCAAAGGTAATATAAGAGGTGTTATAGGTTCTGAAGGAGCTAATAATTCTCAAAAAGCTACGAGTATGATTCCCACAGTTTTGTTTGGAATCCCTGGTGCTTCTTTTGCTGCAGTACTATTAGCATTATTTATGACATTAGGATTTGAATTAGGAACACCTGACCTTGCTTACGATATGAGATTTTTTGATAGTCTAACATTTGGATTTATGTGGGCTACTGTTTTAGTTGGAATTATATGTATTACATTTAATAGATATATTTCTATGATATCTTATGTGCGTTATCGATATTACTTTCCTGCGCTTGTTGTGTTTATCACCTGGGCTTGTGCACAATATACGGGTGGCTGGGAAGATTACGCTATACTTATTTTATGTTCTGTATTAGGAGTCTTTTGTAAAGAATATAAATATAGTAGACCGGCTTTATTAATGGCATTCATTTTAGCCGCGAAGGTAGAAGCATTGACTAT